GGCCTCTGACGGCCCGGATGAGCCTGCGGTCGAGCACTTCGGATCCGTCGCGGTCCCAGATGCGCAGCTCCGCCACGTCCAGGTCGGTCGTGTCTAGGAGCTTCCGGGTGTCGGGCGGGACCTGGGTGAGCACCTCGTCGGCGTCGATCACCAGCAGCCAATCCGCCTCGTCGGTGACCAGCTCGGCGGCCCGGAACATCCAGTCCCGCTTCTCGACTTCGCCGCCCCACCACGGGGCGCGGGGGGTATGGATCGTGCACCCGATCCCCGCCCCGGCCGCCGTGTGCGCGATGGTGTCGGCCTGTTCGCTCCCGGAGGCGGGCTTGCGCAGCGCCCCCGGGAACGTGGCGTACGGGCCGTCGACGGCGATGACGTGGTCGCACAGCCGCGCCAGGCTGGCCACAGTAGCGGCCAGCCACGGCGCGGGCTCCTCGTACCACGACAGGAGCGCGACGATCCGCATGCCTGACCTAGCCGAAGGTCGGGGCGACGAGGCCGGCGCCGCCGATCTCGACGACCGACTTCGGGTAGCGGCCAGCGGTGAACGCGAGGTAGCCGTACACCTGCAGGCGGACGGTCAGCGTCCCCGAGCCCACATCCGGGAGGACGCGGGTGCGGATGCCCGATTCGTACAGCAGCAGGTCGGAGGCGCGCATCACGAGGATGACGTCCTCGTTGGTGCCCGCGCCGAGCGTGGTGGGCAGGTTCGGGTCGGTGACGACCGGGAGGCCGTGCATCTGGCCGACGACCTGTTCGGCGCCGACGGTCCCGAGGGTCGCCATGGCGTTCTGCGGGTTGCCCGCCTGCGGCACCACGAGCGGCCGGTCGTTGCCGTCGGTCGCGGCCAGGAACCACGCCCAGCGCCGCGGGTGCATGACGATGACCGTCGGCGGCATGAACCGGAGCGTGTGGACACGCTGGACCGCGTCCGCGATCTTCCCGTACACCGACACCACCGTCGCGGTGGAGGCGGTGACGGTCTCGATCCCGGAGGTGCCGCGGATGCCGGTCACCTGACCCGCGGAGCCCGAACCGGAGATGACCTGCAGGTCGAGCTTGGTCGCGTAGTCGGCGACGAGGTCGCGGAAGACGACCTCGTCGAAGGAGACCGGCGACTGGTCGAGCAGCTGGATCGCGACGTCCTGCTGGCCGGCGATGGTCTTCACCGGCGCGGTCACGGACGTGTCCGTCAGGTCCGTCTCCGACACGGCCGCGTTGTCGGCGGTCTGGACCGCCGTGGAGGTGCCGGTGGCGACCTTCGGGATGTTGATCGAGTCGGTGCCCGCAGGGAGCGCCTGCGAGGTCACGACGTTCGCGACCGCGCGGCCCGCCCGAGCCAGATCGACCCACTGGGACATGAGCCACAGCGGCGGCACGAAGTAGCCGCCGTTGCCGTCGGTCCGGTTGAGGTCGCGGTACTCCTTGTCGGTCGCGACTTCCTGCGCGTGGCGGCGCAGCCGTTCGATCGACTCCCCGGACCCGTCCATGTTGAGCTGGGCGCGGGCGAGGTCCTGCAGGTAGGAGCGGCCGTTGCCCTGGTCGTAGACGCGGGCTTCGCTCGACACCGACGCGCGGGCGCGCGCCTGCCGGACCGCCATCGCACCAGCCGTGAGCTGGCGGTCGCGGTCGAGCTCGTCGGAGAGCTCAGTGATGCGCTCGTCGTAGGAGCGGAGCTCCCCGTCCTTGGCCTTCAGGTTGTCGGAGAGCGAACGGAACTCGGTCTCCTCCTCGTCGGACAGGTCTTCGCGGGCCTCTTCTTTCGCGAGGTCCACGATCGCCTGCCGCTTCGCCAGGAGCGTTTCCCGCTCGCCGGCCGCGGATTCGCGGCGCTGGATGAGTCGCTTCAGACGCTCATCGACAATGCCGGTGCTGTGCGTCATCGCAGACGCATCGATGTCCACCATTTGGACACACCTCTTCTTTCGTCAGAGTGGTTTCGTGTGTCCGGTCTTCGGGTGGTCACGGCGTCAACGCAGGTGCACACGACTGGTGTGTGTGCGGCGTGCGGTGAGGTGTGGCCGGCGCTGAACCGGTCTTGCTGACCCGCTGAACGCGGGAGGTCTAGTAGGTGTCGAGGAGCCGCTCAGCGGCTACGACCGACATGGTTTTGCGGGGTGTGGAGGCGCGCACGAGCTTCCCGAGGGCCCGCTGCGCTTCGATGAGCTGCTGCGGGCCGATCGAACGGGCTTCGGCGAGTGCGTCCTCTCCCTCGAGAACGGACAAGAGGCTGCGCAGGCTCGACGACGTCGCCGGGTTCGCGCCGAAGTTCACGACGCTTACGTCGCCGCGGTCGATCGACACTTCGACCATGCGCCGCTCGGACTCGTCCTCGTTCCACTCCTGGCGGATCACGCGGAACGCGAACGACATCTGGTCCATGTCGCCGCGGGACATCTTCGTCTCCAGGCGCTGCACGTCCGGGTCACGGCGATCCAGGTCCGCTTCGACCATGAGCCCTTTCGAATCGGTCGACAGCTTCAGCGTCTTCGACTTGGTGCGCGCCAGTGGCATGCCCTCGTGGTTGATCAGCAGGTGCACGTCCGGGTTCGATCGGAGCGTCTTGTCGAACGCCCGCCGGTCGACGATCTCCAGCCACCCCGACGGGGGACCCCCGTACACCTCGTACGGTTCGTCGAACACCGACGCGTACCCCGTCAGCTCGAGGGAGTCTCCGGCTTCGCGGAACTCGAACTCGCTCACGGCGACACTGCGCCGCTCGGGTGCCCCGTTCAGGCGGTCACGCTTGCTCATCGTCGTTGTCTCCTTCGCTGCTGGGCTTGGTCACTTGCAGCAGCGGCGTGTAGTCCTGGCCCTGCCCGTTCGGGAGCGGCGCCTCGTCTTCCATGGCGCGGATCTCGTCGATGTTGTTCTTCCCCATCTGGCGGGCGGTCAGGTAGTTCTTGTAGCGGGTGCCGATATCGACCCGGACGAACGCGTCCGCGTTGAACTTCACGTACTGGTTTCTCGGCAGCAGCCGCGAGAACGGCTGCTCGAGGGTCACCAGCCACGGCAGGAGCGCGAACTGCACGAACTCGATCTGCCGCTGCTCGGGAGACGAGTACGTGTACGTGCCGCCGGTCTCGCCGCCGATCATCTCCGGTGGGACACCGTAGATCGAGGCGATCTGCGTCGCCGTCAACCGGGCCGTCTCGACGAACTTGGCGTCGTTCGGCGAGACCGTGATCGCTTCGTAGTCCCAGTCGTTGCCGTACACCAGCGGCTCATGCGACCTGATCGCCGCCAGCAGCCGCTGCTTGATCGACGTCGCCTGCTGGGGTGTGATGGTCTGGTTGACGTTCTTGAACCGTCCCGGGGGGACACCGCCGGACTTGTACCAGTCGTCCGCGAACCGCTGCGCCGCAAGCCCGGTAGAGGTCGATACGGCGTACGCGCCGATCGGCGAGAGGCCCCACACCCTGCCCGGGAGCGTGAACCACGGGATATGGACGACATCCTCGGTCGGCAGCCGCACATCCCGCCAATGCCACACCGGGTCTGTCGGTGACCCGACCTTCCCGATCGGCATCGAGTCATCCACCCGCACATCCGCAGGGTTCAACCATTCGATCTTCGTCGCGTACTCAAGATCATCTCGCTCAATCACCACGCCGACGGCGTTCCCTTGATACACCAGGGACGTCATGGACTTGAATATCCAGTCCCGGTAGGTGCCCACCATCGCCGGATTCTCGAAAAATCCGGTCTGCGGGAGCTTTTCGCGCCGGTCACCGACCTTCCGGTACCGCTGCAGGGGAAGCGTCGACACCGCCGACGCCAGCAACCTGCCCGCGGCAAACACTGGCGCCAGTCGCAGCGCCCCGTCGACGCTGAGCGCGCTCGGGTCCGCCAGCGGTGCCGAGGGGAACGACATCGTCTCCGGGCCGATCGACCGCTCTTCGCGGCGGAACATCCCGCGGAAGGGATTACGCAACGCGTCCTCCCATCAGTAGATGCTCTCAAGCACGTCATATTCCTGGTCCAACACGATGTCGACACGAGCGAAGTACGCCCACCGGGCCAATGTCACCGACACCAGCGGGGAAATGTCCACACTCGATGCAGTCCGCTTCCACGCGTACGCATCCACAAGAGGACGCGACCTCGCCCCGGACACCGCCGTGTTCAGCTCCTTCTGGTCGATGTGCCGAGCCCGGTCCTGCCGGACCGCGTCCGTCCACGCCGCGCACGCCGCAGCGAACTCCGCGGCCGTCGGCACTGCCAGATCGCCGCGCATCGGCCGCTGCGGGTCCAACGGCTTGCAGATACCCGCCTGTTTCAGCTCCTCGAGGAGCGTCGCGGCAGGAGCCCCCACGACATCGATACCGATCGCAACCGGGTCGTACCGTTCACGGAGTGTCAACAGCCGAGCCGGAACCCAGTTCGTTCCGGCGCGGTGGTCGACGAGCTCCATGTGCTCTTTGCCGTCCTCACGGATCGAGAACACCGAGATCGCCGAACGCGACCGGTCCGGTGTCACATCGACCGCGAACGCCACCTGCAGGCCCCTGCGCGACGTTGCATCGACCCGTGTGGGCCATTCCTTCGACGGGACGTTCAAATCCGGGGGCGGCACCGACTTCTTCGTCCGGTTCAGATACGCCCGGTCGAACTCGGCGTCGTCCATCCGGTCGAGGTCCGCGCGGATCGTGTCCTCAGTGATCGTGAACCCCAGCGCGGGCATGCACACCCGCCACGTCGCCGGGTCATCCCGCGGCAGATCGTCAGGTGCGAACCACTCGAAATAGGCCGCGCGCGGAAACACACCGGTCTCCCACAGCACCTGCACCATCTCGCGGCCCTGAATCCGCTTCTTGTTCAAGAACACGGACTTCTCGGTGCCGCCGGCGGAGGCCCACCACAGTTGCCCCATGCCCCTGGTTGCCATCGCCGGAGACATCGCCTGCTCGAGCCGGTCGTCCTCGTGAGCGAAGGCCTCGTCGATCACACCCAGATCCAGCGGCGGGCCGTGGCCGGCTTTCTCCGTGTTCGCCGTGATCCCGAACTTCGACCGCGTCGACTTCCAAATCACGGCCTCATTGCCGTTCGTCATGCGCGTCCGGTACTTCCGCGCCAGTTTGGACGCATCCAGCGTCGGAATGAACTCGTCCTCAAGACGAGTCCGCGCCATCCCCCGCGTCTGCGCCGCATACGTCACGTTCTGCCGAGTCCACGCCATGATCCGGTGCGTCATCACCGCGAGGATCTGCTGCGTCTTCCCCTGCTGCCGCGGCACACTCAACCCCACCTCGCGGTGAGAAAACAGCCCCGAAGCCGGATCTATCTCAAGACCCACATCCAACACGTACCGCTGCCACGGCATCGGCTCGAAACCCAGCGACTGCATGACCTTCGCGGCCTTGCCGCCCAACGTCGGGAAATCTAGGCGCCGCGGCGTTCCCCACGCCGGCGGGCACGACAGTCCGTACAAGTCCTGGCACTGCTCCGCGAACTCACTCGGCGGACGCCAAATCGGCGAACTCGTCATCCTCGTCCTCGACTCGCCCATCCGAGAGCACCTTCAGCGTGGACCGGAGCTCCTTCGCCAGCGCCGGCAGCTGCCGGGGGTCCTCGCCGCCATCCATTGCCTTCGCCAACTGGTAAGCCGTGGCTGCGAGCGACGGCTCCACCCCGGTCAGGTCGCCCATCTCGGCGATGTCGTCGCGGACCGCGGACTCGACGGGGCCGTACTTCGCAGCCATGGGGCCCCTCCGGTTTTTTCTGCTCGGGGATATTTTTTTGGGGGC